CCCTACTGAAACCGGCTATGCCCAATGCCGGCGCCCAAACCGATGCGAGGCGAAGCAAAGCGTCGTCCTCTGTGAGTGTCAAATGGTCGTCCAGGACGGTCGACAGTCTTTCGCGAAGACTGCCGCCCTCAGGCGACTCCCACAGAGGTCTAGCTTTAAGCTCTTCCTCAGCCTCGGTCAAGGCATCCGAAAGCAGGTCTCCGGCAACTCCGCATGTACGCCACAAGTTTACAATACCGCGAATCGAACCGACGGCCTTCTCTTCCTTCCCTTCTTGATGGTCAATCAAGATCCGAAAGAGGAACTGTCGGTAAGTCGCGGGGGCGTCATGCAAGACTTTGCCGGGCCTTGGCGGTGGAAACCCACCACCCCCCAACTCCCGTGGAACGAACGGGGGAATACCGACGCTTCGGAGGGCTGCTACCTCTGGTCTGAGGACCTTGGCAATCCGGCTGATAACCTTACGCTTCCACGTAGGGCACCAGGCCGGAATTGCCGAGGAAATCGCAGGACCAGAGGTGGCCCAGCTCGGCAGCTCAAACGGTACCGGACCGGAAATCCGCTTTATTGCGAAATGTCCAGGATGGATCAAACTGCGTACGGGTACGTAGTCGATCATCTGGACAGCATTAAACGCGGTGTAACCGGAACGGAAACCGTCTGGGACTGCCGAACCAGGTTTCAGCCAACCGAAAATGGAATATGCCGGCGCCGGGAACTCTTGCGCTTCGAACCAACACATCTGCTCTGTAAAAAGCAGAAGATGGTTCGACACAAGATGCTTCCCGGCCGACAATCCGCTTCCAACGTCGGTAACCCGTCGCTCGTACCCTGCGTGAGCTGCTGCTGGCATAACAGCAGCGAGGTCGTCACCACAGGTGGCAAACCGAGAGAGGTCGACACTAGCCTCTCTCGGCAAGCCAATGCTTTGGCACGCCTCTCGAATCGAAGACTCACAGGCCCAGAGGTTGATGATATTGAGGATAAACCAAGAAAGTGGCAGCCCCATCAGGCAACCACCCTCTGTATCCAAAGCCTCCAGGCCCGAATCTTCGTCGTATTCGACACGCATAGGGCCGAGGAGCCGTTCGCCAAGCTTGCGAACGTCCTCGGGGAGTTGGGCTCCTGTACACACGCCATCCCAGACACAAAGGATAGTGTCGCGGCTAAAGCCATCTGTCGCCTTTGTCAGGTCAGCCGATACCAGAAGGAGAT